ATTAATAGTAAAGTTTTGACCGAAAAAGACATACTAAAAATGGAAGTATACTAAAACCCATTTCAAGAGATTTCAAAAAAGATGCTTACTGGTATGGTGTTGGCTAAACTGAAAGTCGTTATATTAACCCATGATAAAGACATTTTATCATGTATCAAAATAAAGATTGTATCTTTATTAAAAATGGGTTGTACCCAGGAGACTATAAAATGAACGCAGAAGAAATAGCAGCAAAAGAATTAGAAATAAATAAAAAAGAAGCAGAATTACTGCTAAAAGAAAAAGAACTACTTGAGAGAGAATCGCACAAGGATGATTCCAGTGTTGATGCTCTTGTAAAAGCCAAATTAGATGAAGCTATTAAAGATATTAAAACCAAATTGGATAAGGCTTATTCTAATCGTGATGAGGCTCTCAAGAAAGTTGCAGAGTTTGAAGAAAAGGAAAGAGAAGCACAACTTCAACGATTGAAAGACGAAGGCAAACACAAAGAAGCTTTTGAATTACAATTAGCTGAAGAGAGAGCTAAAAATGAAGTACTTACGAAACGCAATGTCGAACTCACACGAGACGTTGAAGTTAAAGGTGCTTTAGGTGGTTATACATTTAGAAACGATAAATCTTTTAATCTTGCATTTAAAGAAATTGCTTCTGATTTAATTAAAGATAGTAAAGAACAATGGGTACACTCTTCAGGAGTATCCATAAAAGAATATATCAAGGCTTTCAGTGAAGACCCTGAGAATTCGTTCTTATTCAAGCAACAAGCTTCATCTGGTTCTGGAGGCTCAGGCGGAAGTGGTAATACCGGAGGTTCCAGCGATAAAAAGAAATCACTCTTCGACATGTCACAAGCTGATGTTATCAAGCTGGCAGAGGAAGGCAAACTTAAGAAATATAAAGGATAATTTAATATGCCAAGAACCGATCTTACCGGTGCAACAAATGAAGTTCTCCAAGAAACTATTGGAGCTTATACTGACGAAGCTTATACTAATGCTAAAAAGTTATCAGGAACTGCCATTGTTGGTCCTAATCCTGATATCGATAAAAATACTGAAACTTTTATTGGTCAGGTTCGTTGGTATAAACCAATGTCCGCCACTATCAACGTTGCATCTCTGACCGATGCTACAAACGGTACCAAAACGAATTATGCTTCTGATTACCTTAATTATGTTAAAACTGTCCGTACTGCTGGTGCTGAAAAAGTTAATATGGCTCAGGTTGTTACTCAGACTGATGGTTTGGCTAAGTTTGGTCGTGATTTTGGTGAAACTCGTGCCCAGGATGAGCATGATGCCATTCTTGCGGTACTCCGTGGTGTAGCCATCGCTGAGGCTCTTAATGGTGCAGGTGTGGCCGCAGGAAGTGCCGGTCTTGGTGGTCAGACTTTCGAAAACGATCCTACCGAGAAACGTTATGGTTTTTATGTTGACTTAGGTGCAGCCTTACCTGTAATCGCAGCTTCTTCTACTAGTCAGGGTGCTTCCAGAGCTGAAGGTTTCTTACAGGCTTTTGGTATGGCTTATAAAGACTACGAGCCGCCTTATGCTTATCTTATTACTTCTCCTGCAATTGTAGCTTCTTTACGTTCTGCAAATCTTGTAGATCAGACTAAGGTTACGGATGGTAATATTGAGTTTGACACTATTTTCAGTGGTAAATTTAGATTGATTCAGACTCGCGCATCTCAGAGTCTTTCCAGTGCTGAATTAGCTAAAATTAATACAATGGGTGGTGTAGATATCACTGGTACAAAGACAAGTTTTATTGTTCTTCCTGGTGCTATTGCTTTTGAGGAGCTTGATGTCCCTATGCCTTCAGAAGTTGTGCGTGATGGTAATAGTTATAAGGGTGGTGGCTCTACTTCTATTTGGAGTCGTTGGGGCTATGTATTGGCACCTGCTGGTTACAACTGGGATGGAAGCCAGGAAGTATTTCCTTCAAATGCAGATTATATGAATGTTTGGGATTCCACTGCCACTGCTGCTTATAAAACGCTTGCTTCCTGTACTAATGCAACAGTAGCTAAGGGTACATGGGTACGTAAAACTGCTTCAGCTTTAAGTCTTGGAATACTTCCTATTTTTCATGCATAAGAGGTTATAATGGCAATAACGAAAAGCGAGAATACTTTTGCAGACCTTACTGAAGCCGAAGCTTATTTTTCCCGTAGATTAGATTCAAACGAGTGGCTTACAGCTTCAACAGATAGAAAAGAAGACGCGCTTACAACAGCAACTCAGCTTCTAGATGATATGCTTTGGGTAGGTTTTGCTATCAGTGAATCACAACCTCTCGCTTTTCCACGTATTGGAAATTATCTAGATCCTAAATTAGGCTTAAATATAGATTTTGCTACAGGTATACCTATAAGAGTTGTAAATGCAACATGTGAATTAGCATATCATTTGTTATCTAATGAAGCTATTGCTATAGATTCGGGTGGTGTTGCTTCTTTACAGGTAGGTCCTATCACATTGACTGGTATTAAGAATGCAGAATTAATTCCTTATCAGATTCGTAAAATGATTAAACCACTATTAGTTAATCAAGGTGTAAATAATTGGTGGAGATCTAACTAATGAATTATTTGCGCTTAACAAATAAGAGTTTAACATTTGCTTTTAAAAAATTACAGAGTCTAGCAGTAGATGTAACATTAAATAAAAGGACTGCAATGGATTTTAATTTTGGGACTGATACTGTAACTTCTACAGATGTATCAATTCCTACAAAAGCGATTATCATATCTAAAATAAAGAAATCAAGTAAGAGTAATACAATCACTCAACAACTTATTTTACTCACTTAAAATGTGGGTGATCTGAGTATTTATGATACCATACTTCTTGATGGTATTATTTGGAATCTTGGTCTTCCAATTATCGATAATGGGTTTGTTACTCTTATCGATATCTTGAGGGAGGCTTGACATGGCAAAATATAAAGAAATTGAAACAGATATTTATTCTATATTTGATACTTCTCAGTGGAAAGCCGAGAATATTAAAACGATTCCCATTAATTTTGTTCCCACAAACCTTGGGAATGAATATATAAGAGTTGGAATTGTTCTTAGTGATTCAACATTCTTCTCGGGAAGAGGTATTATTATAATTGATATTTTTGTACCAACAGGTACTGGTTCTAAACGTGCTATAGAAATTGCAGATAAATTAGATTCATATTTTCTATCGAAGACATTATCCACGAGTACTGGTAAAGTAATACAAGGCTTCACAAGTAATCTCAATGGTGGTAACCCTGATCGTGATAATGTATCACTGTTTAAAACCACCTATAACCTCAACTTTAATTATTATGGAGTAAAATAATATGTCCCACATTTCAAGTATTGGTGCTGGTCTTTTCTCTGATCTTTCTGTTTGCAGGGAAACTTATAGTGGAACCGTCCCTGCAGATGCTACGGCATGGCAAGCTCTTTTTGCAGCTGAACTTGCCAATGGTGCTGCTGTTACTGCGGCAGTTGGTGAATTTACTCGAATCAAGAACGTTAGAGAGTATCCTGCAATGGGTACTCCACCTAACGTTGTTAACGTACCCGTTTATGGCTCTAAAACATCCCAGCAGATCCAGGGACAGGCTGATTCTCCGTCAATGGAAATTACAATGAACTATGTTGGAACTGATTGGCAGAAGACTGCCAATTATCTTGGCAATTTAGTTGGTGATGGTAAACAGTATGCTTTCCGTTTTTCTCTTCTGAATGCTGAGCCTCCTGGTTATGCTTCTGCAGCTGCTGGCCTTGGTCAGGTTGAGAATAGTCAGTATTTCTGGATCGGAAAACTGGAGGCTTTGGTCGTGAATCCACAACTTACTGATGCCAACACTGCCACTGTTACTATTACTGTACAGTCTGCATTCTTTGGAGCTTATACTAACGCATCCACTTAATATCTAAAGGGAGAGGAAACTCTCCCTTTATGGAGAACTATCATGATTGAAAATTCGATTCCAGAAAAAGCATTCAATATAGATTATGTCTTAAAAACTACCACTAAACATATGCTTAAGAGTGTTAATATTAGTATTGGTAAGACATTTGACAGATTACCTGAATTTAAAAATAATCCTGAGAAATCCTTGGAAGTCTTTTCTACATTGGCCATATTACATAAGATGAGGAAAAATCTAGATGACACACAATATAATTATTCCGGAAATATTAAAGAAGGAGCTACCCATGGGAATTAAAAGTTTAGTTGGTAAGAAGATTTCTAAAATGGTAAAGTTCATGGACACTGATATTGAAATTAATAAACTTAGTATTTCTGAAGTTCTTTTGATTCAGGAGAAAGCTAAAAATATCGATGAGAATGAAAAAGAAGGTTTTGATATCCTTAAAACAGTTATTCGAAGCTCTGTACCCGATGCTAAGGATCTTTCTGATGTAGAATTCGACGGTTTTCCTTTGGATGAACTCTCTCAGCTTTCTAATGAGATTATGCGATTTTCTGGTATTAGTGGTGAACAAGCGGGAAAGTAATACTTTCAGATGAAGACTTGATGATATATGAATTGGCATATCATCTGAAGACACCCGTTTATGTTTTAGCGGAAAATATGCCATATACGGAATTAATCGGCTGGCAATGCTACTTCGAAAGACGTCCTATAGGTTGGAGAGAGGATGATAGAACCTTTAAACTACTACAAGTTCAAGGTTTTAAAGGTACCGCAGGTTCTGTGTTTCCGAGTCTAGCAAAATTAAATTATCGCCCAGCAACTGTTGACGCATCTGGGAAACTTGATATTATTAATTTAAAACAATCATTTCTCTTTCAACAAATTCTAAGTGCAAAAGATGGTGTAAAATTAGAATATGATAAAAATTAAAGGTGTTAAGGAAACTCTTAAAGAAATACAAATAGCAGTAGAAGCAAAGAAGAACTTTCATCGTAAGCTAGAGATTGCAAAAACGATCAAAGAATTAAAACAAGTAACACCTATTGATACAGGAGAAGCACGAGATGGCTGGATTGCAACAGATCATTCTATTGAAAATGATGTGGAGCATGTCAAAAATCTTAATGAGGGTTCCTCTAAACAAGCTCCTGCCTATTTTATAGAAAAGACTATTCTTAATAATCCCAATCTAATAGTACATGGTGTTATAGTTAGGGATAAATAAACATGAGCCCACTATAGTAGAGTAATTTCTACTTGGTGGGCTCTTTTTATTAGTGGAGGCAGTATGGCAATAGCAATAGATTTTGAAACAAGAGCAGATAAGGCACAAAAAGATCTTGC